TCTGCAATTCGAGCTTGTATAAGATTCCCATAATTTGATTCTCTATCTAATCTCCAACCATAAAGATTATTTGGATCTACTTCAATCCAATAAGGTCTACGATTTTGCTGTCTTTCTTCTGCCAAACTTAATGCACCAGAAGGAGCAGGATAATCTACAAGAATATGACTTTGACCATAAGTTAAAGAACACATCAATATTCTTCTAGCATATTCATCTAAATCCGAGCCACAACCATCGACATCCATCTTGAACATTTCTGTCCAGTAAGGATCTCCAGTTAAAGTTATTGGTTTTCTAAGAACTAAACCTGTAGCTGCTCTTATTAATCTCTGAGTAAAAGGACTAAATACTGCTCTGTTTACTCTAGCTAAGTAGGCATCATAATCTTCTCTTGGTTCTAAAGGTAAAAATGCTTCACTATTTTCTCTTAAATATTCAGTACCTTCAGTAACAGCTTTCATTATTTCCCACCCCTTCATCATGTCTAAAACTGCTCTAGTTCTAGTAAAAGGGCTATCTATACCACCTACAGAAGTAGATGAAACAACATTGGTTCTAATTGGGCCAGGAACAGCATAAGTCATTTCAACACCTCCATCGTTTTAATGCTAACGCTTTTCTAGTGGGTCGGCCTTTTTTATCTTTTAATGGCCCTGGCATACCCTTCATTCTTGCACAAAAAGATTTTCTCCTAGCTGCTCTTTTGCCAGTAGGATTTTTTTCAGTAACAGGTGCTTGTAAATTACTTCCTGTGGCACGATTATATTTCGCACGACCTTTTGCTGTCAGTCCTCCCTTCTTAGACTTTTCGCCTCTTCCTACAGATAAACTAACTCCTTTTTTTCTTGGCATTATTTTCCTTTTTTCCTCATAGCTATTTTATGTGCTTCCATAAATGTTTTACCCTTTAACATCTCCTCTTTCATTATTGTCATGTGTTTTGCAGTATGAGTACCTTTCTTTTTATGGTTCGCTAAAGCAGTTTTTTGCCTAGTTGTAAGTTCTTTCTTAGTTTTCATTTTTTCTTCCTCTTCTTCTTACTTTTTAATTTTTTAAAATCAGCACCAGTGATCTTATCTCTAGGAGGTGCAACAGCAGCTAATTTCCTTTGTTTTGCAGAATAGGACTTTTTAGGCATGATTTTTCCTAGATAACTCTATATTACCGCTTTACTTAAGATTTTACACTTATTTTTTCTTCTTTTTACGTCTATGTTGATAATTTATTTTCTTACTACTGGTCTTTTCACGCTTGAATCTTGCTTTTTCGGCTGCTGTCATCTCTCCGACAGTCTTAGGTGTCTTACTTGATACACGTTTTTTGGGTCGACAAGCTGGATAACCTCGTTTTTCGCCTTTTTGACGGCCACAAGGTTTACCTGTCTTTACATCAACCCAGTTTTCTTTAAACCAACGGGTAAGACCGCCACTACTTCTTGCCACGTTTTTTCTCCACTCGGTAAGTACCACCACGTTTTTTGTACTCTCGTACAAGCCACGCATTAGCATAAGCACTTGGATAAACTTTGAATTTACGCTTGGCCTCTGCTTTTACCCTAGAGTATAACGTTTTATTTACAGGAACATTCGCCACGTTTTTTACCTCCTTTCTTCTTTTTCTTTTTCTTTTTCATCCCAGTATGGTAAGGCATAGTAAGAATTAGGTAGTTCTTAATATATTCTAAACGCAGTCTGCCCTAATGTCTCTGGTTTTGCCAAATTAAATTGTTGTAGACAAAGATAACCAAAAGCATCAAAAGCATGGTCAACTCCTAGATGTTTATTAGGCATCCCTGTATTTGGAGCGTAAGTCAGAGTTCTAAGTGCTTTTATTAATTCTTTACATCTTGGATGGATAAATGTTCTTTGATTTCCTTCCGCATCCAACAATGCAGTATTAACAGCAGTTATCTTATCTCTAATTTTCCAGGGAGACTTAGGACTCATAACAGTAAATCCATTCCTTCTTAAGATCGTATGGTCTGTAACACCAACTCCACTGGTTTTTCTTGCACTACCAGTTGGGTCG